TGAGATGCTGGAAGATTTACTATTTTAGTAATAGTTTGACCTGTATTATTTATAATAGTAAATACACCTACATAATTAAGATTAGTTGGGATAATTAATTGAGTACCTGTATAAATACTTAAACTATCCATATTTAAATCAGCTTCAAAATTAGAAGCTAATGAATTTATTGTTTTATATGCATATGATTTAGTATTATCAAAAGTAATATCAGCTATAGGGGCTATACTACATAAATCTAATGTTTTTCCTAAATTGAAATTACAATTTATAATAGAACCTCCTCCAAAAGTACAACCTGTTATTTGACCTTCATTTGTATTATCAAATACAACTGTTACAGTATCAAATAAAGTAATTGATAATATAGTACCTCTTTGATTTATAGAATCTATATTAGCACCATTATTTACATAAACATTTTTATATAAATCATTACCTCTTTGAAAAGAATCTACTCCATCAGGATTCCATTTATTTCCTCTTTCATCTTCTTGCCAAATAATAGTATCATTAGTGAAATCATATAGAATAAAATCTACTTCTTCTATATAACCATTAGCTACTGATTTAGTAAGTAAAGTATAAGCTAAAGGAGTAGCACTTGGGTCTGTTCCTGCAAAAGCAGCATCATCTGTTACTACATAATGTAAACCATTCCAAAATACAATATTTCCATTTACATACCCTGCTTCTCCACCTACATACCATACGCCTTGAACATCTGCACCTAATGCACCTGCTCCTTGAAAATCAGGATTTAAAAATACTCCTTGACCTTCTAAAGAAAATTGATTAGCAGATACCGCTAATAAAACTATACCTAAATCAGCTTTATCAGTTATTTTATAATGTTCTCCTATTATTAAAGAAGAGTTACTTATTAAAATTTGTGCTTCTGCATAAGTAACTTCTATTAAATTATTTGTAGTATCAGAATCAGTTTGAATATTTAAATTAGTAATTAATTTATCTAATCTAATTTTATCAGGTTTACCTGTTTTCTCATTATTTATAATTATATACTGACTATTTTTTACTTTATCAGTTTCTGGAATACCAGGAAAATATGCTTCATTTGCCATTTTAACAAGTTGTTAAATTAAGTATTTTTTGTTTAATTTTATTAAAATCTTCAACAGTAATACAGTTCCACAAATTTAATAAAATTTCTTCATTATTCTCTAAAGAAGTTATAGAAAAAGATAACAAATCTGGTGATAAAGGATCACTATTTGTAATAGTTATTATAGGAACATCATTAAATGTTTCTAAAGTATAATAACTATAAATATATAAAGTATCTCCATTAGGATAGGCTTTATATTTAATATTTAATTGATTTATAGCATTAGAAAAATATAATACCATATTATCTACTGAATCTGTACCAGTCCAAGTAAATATATCATTATCTATATTAATAGTTACTGTTACTTCACCATTTGCTATTGCTGTAAAAGTAATTGCTTGAGCATTATATATAGGACTCTCAAAAGATTCATATCTTTTTAAAAGATTTAATAAATATCTTAATTTAATACTATTTCTTTTAGCAGATACTACATTTTGTGCTAAATTTAAACTTCTAGTTAATCTAGTACCAAATGAAGATATTCTACATTTAGATAATTCTATATTGTAATTTTGTTCTACTAGTATCATTATAAACCTCTTATAAATCTTGTTGTTAAATGTATAGAAACGTTTGCAGCAGTTAAATTTGCATCTGATCTATTTAATACTTTTACACAATAAGTTTCTCCTAATAAACATTGTCTCATTGTATATGTTGCTGATATAGCTAGTTTATCTAAATTAGCATCACAAGCTACTGTATTTTGACATACTACTACTGCTGCTGAAGATTTAGTTATACCTGCACTTATATAACCTGATGTAGCTGTTGTAGCATTTACACCAAATAATACATTCATATCATAATAACCATCATAAGGACAAGTCCAAATACCTGTAGTATAATCAAAAGCAGCTAAAGAATCTAGTTCTGTAGAGGGTACATTAAATGTTATAGGAGATTCAGCAGTTAAATAATTATTAGCAGATATATTTATATTAGCAGAAGGTTCTGCAATAGATAATAAAAAGCTATTAGAAGCATTATTAACACAAGGGCTAAAACTTAATATTAGTTTATCTCCATCTGCAAAAGAACCTCCAAATCCCATATATTCTACTACAGCTTCATAAGTAGGAACTGTAAATACTGAGAAACTTGTTAACTTATATAATACATAAGTATTAGGATCAAATTCTTTAAATATTCTTAAATAACCATAATTATTGTTATTAGTAAGAGATATTAAAAATAATATAGCACTTACTAGTTCACTATTTTTCCAACTTATAAATAATTTATCTACTAAAGCATAGTTTGCATTATTAAATCTTATTTCTCCTAAAGATATACCTGCTGAAACTACTCCAGTATCAAAAGTCCAACTATTAGAATAACCTCCATAGTTTCCATTTACTCCATTAGATCCATTAGAACCATTACTTCCATTAGATCCATTAGAACCATTACTACCATTTGCACCATTATAAATAGTAAAAGTAGTAGTAGTAGCATCAGTAAATGTAATAGTATAAGTATCAGTAGTTCCTTGAGTATTTTGTGGTTGTGAAGCACTATTACTTGTCCAAGCTATACTATCTATACCATTACCAGTTTCTCCTTGAGGACCTTGAGGACCTTGATCACCAGTACCATTTGTTAAAGTAGGTCCATTCCCACAATTTCCACAATCACACATTTAAATAATATTTTATTATTGAATAATATTTTTATATAATACTGCTTTTTTAAGAACTAATTGATTAGCTCCTAAAGCTAAGTTTTCTGCTGTTACTTGAAAAGTTGTAGCAGTTCCTAAATTAAAAGTAGTATTATGAACATCTAAAGTATTTATATAAATACTTCCATTACTTCTTAATTCTTCTATAGTCCATAATTGAGAAGTAGCATTTATTCTAGCTATTTTTATTTTAATAAAGATTAAAGCTGGATTAACATCAGATATAGCAAATTGATAAGTATTACTACCATCTAATTTTATATTTAAATTAACAGTATCATTATCAAAATATTCTAACATTAAAAATAATTCTAATTCATCACCAGAACTTATTAAAGTATTAGCATTTAAATCACATTCAAATAAAGTATCTTCATCTAAAGGACTATCATTACCTACACCAGTTAAATTGTTATAAGCACATAATATATAATGACCACTAATTCCTTGTGGACCTTCTAAAACAACTGGATTATCATTACAATCACACATTAGCAATTACATTTTTCTAATTTACACAATCTCTGAAGTTGTGTTAATATTTTATCTCTTGTATCAGAGTTATTACAAGAGTTAGTACTCATCATAGTATCATAAAGTGATTCCATAAAGTTTACTTTTTGTTCTAATTCACTTATATTAGTACAACCACATCCACAATCTTCATAATTATTTAATACTTTAGCATGTATTTTATCAATACAACATCTTACAGAACAAGTTAAAAATGTTCTTAAAATATTACTATAAGTATAAATTACTTTACCATCTGTTGTAGTTATAATGTATTGGATAGTCCATTCTCCATCTTCAGGAGTAATAGAAATATCTGTAAAATAAAAAGCTTCTACATAAGGATTAGGTAACTGAGATAATACATCTATTGTTGTTACTGTTCCAGATGGAGAAGTTATTTCTAAGGTTGCTGTAAGAGCATCTGCTACTCCTGGATTGGGTGATCCCCAACCATAAAGATTTTTTATACTGTTATATAAACCAGTAATTTCTTTAATTCTTAAAGTAGAACAGGCATTTAAACTGCAAACAGAAAGTTTTGGTATTAAAGCCATTTTAAAAAAGTTAAAAATAAGAGAAGTATATTTCAACTTCTCTTATTATATTATTATTAATTACTACTATTAAGCTATTGATAAATTACCATTTACAGAACCATATACTAATACTTCTAATACATCAGTAATATCGTTTGCTGTACCAGTAACTGCATAGTTAGGAGCTGTTTCTGGAAGAGCAATCATAAAAGTTTTATTAATTGGTCCAGATACTATTGATCCTTGGTAATTTTCTACTGTTTCAAGTATGATAAAATCATAATTACCAGAAGCTAATTGTCTGCGAGGATATAAATTAGGTTCTCCTACTGTATACATATCACCTTCAAAGTTTTGACAGAACCATTCTAAATCTTTAACAGCAGATGCATAACCTGAACCACTAGAAGCTCCAACTGAATTAGTAATTACTGTAGAAGTAAATCCTTCAATAGTAGTTTTCCATTGTGCTTTATTGTATTCAAATTTACCTATTGTATAAGGTAAAGCAATACCTGTTAATTTAATACCCCAATTTAATGATCCAACTGCTGCTGCTTCACAAGTTACTGCTGTTGCAGAATCACCTTGGAAAGGTACATCTAAAGTGATTATATCACTATTAATTGCAGTTACAATATAAGTAGGATCAGTTAAAGCTGTACCAAATCTGAAAGCATGACCTACAGTTGTAGTTGATGCTGCTGAAGCTTGTACATATTTAGAACCTTTAATTGGACTATAAGTTTCAACTAAAGTTGTTAAACCATCATTAATAACTCTTTCAAATTTAATAGTTTTATCTGCTTCTCTAGAGAAGTTAGCTACTAAACTTTTTGCTAAACCTGCTGCAATTTCAGATTCTGTTGCTGTTGCATCAGAAATATATACACCATGTTTAAGATATAAACCACCATGATTAGAAGTTAATCCTTGGTTTAAACCTAATCTAATAAAGTAAGTATTACTATTGATTACATCTAATGATCCTGTAGAACCATTAAAACCAATATAATCTACTTGTTCAGTTGGAGCTGTATAAGCTTTTCTTGTTGCAGTTTTAATATTAGCTTTCTTTATTGTATTAGAAATAACATTAGTTGCACCAGAAATTTTCTGAACTATAATAAACTCAGTAGCAGTTGCTGCACTAGCTTCAGTTAATCTTGTTCCTGCTGGAGTAAACAAACCAATTTCTTTGTCATTTAAAGTGCTGATACCACCTGTTGTTTTTGTTGCTGCACCACCAATGAATAATGAAGTGATGTCTTTTGTGTTAAATGCTGCCATTTATTTTTTGTTTTAAGTTAAACTATTGTTTTATTTTTGTTTTTATTTTTATTCACCTGCTTGTTTTTCTACTGATTTAATCTGATAAGATTGAGGATCTGTAATTCCTGTTGCTATTTTAACTGCTTCATCTACTATTCTTTCATGAAGAATATCATTTAAAGTACAATCTAATGGACCAGTTACACCATTAATAACACTAGTATCTATTATAATAGGTCTAGGTTTTTTAATATATCTAATATGATATTGAGATATAGTAAAAGTACCATCTGTTATAAGCTCATGTCTTTTAGTATTATAATCTACTCTCCAAACTAAACCTCTATTACTATCAGCAAATGGTTTTTTATATGGATTTCTTTTATTAATAGTATATTCATCATAAGTAATAGGTTTTACTTCTATTCTTTTACCATTTATACAAGCATCAGAAGAAGCTATTGTAACTTCTTCAGAAGCTGTATATAATAAATCAGTAGGATAATCAAAGAACTTTCCATTTGGTAATATATCTGTTTGTGATACTGAAACTGTAACGTTTGTATTACCTGCTAATAAAGAAGATAATTCTTTTCTACGTTGTTCAGTTTCTTCAAAACCTTCATTATATTTATTACCCATTGGTTTATAATAATAAAGAACTAATCTTTCTTGAGCTTTAGTTAGAAATAAACTAATTTCTTCTTCTGTATATCCAGGTGCAGCAAAATTTGTAATTTTATCATACAACACTAGAAAACTTCTTTGCATTTCTAAAGCGGTCATTTCTTATTATTTTTTACCAGCGTTAATTCTAGCTTTTAAACTATTTATAATATCAGAGTTAACAGGTTCTTTTAAATATGCTACTGCATTATCAATTGTAGATATAAGACCAGGTGCTGCAAGTGCATCTCCACCAGGTAAAAAGTATGCTCTACCTTTTTTAATAATTGCTGCAACATCTACTGCATTTGATATTAATAATTTTAAATCATAATCTTTTTCTTCAACTATTTTTAAGAATCCATCAATATCTTCTTCTATGATTTTATCTATAGAACCTATTAAAAATTCTAATTTAGATTCAGGTGATACTCTATGACCATAAACTTTTAAGAAGTTTATAATTTCAGATTTACCTTTTTCTTCTAATTTTGCTGCTGCTTTCCAAGCCATCTTCTTTTTATCAGAAGATTTTACAGCAGTTTGTGTTTCATATTCATCAGAAACTAAAGCATATCTATAAGTAGCTTTTTTCTTTTGAGAATCTCCATCAGGAGCAATATATAATTTGTTAGCCTTTAAAATCAAATAATCTAAATAATCTTTTGGATTTTCTAAATTTAATCTTTTAACGTCTTTGCCTAATCTCACTTTATGTTTAACCCAGAAATTATCTCTTTTTTTATAGATATTTAAATCTGAATCTAATTGTTTTTCTAACCATTCTTGCTCTGCTTTACTTTCAAACGGATTAAGTAATGTGTTATTTCTATCAACAGGTAATCTATAATCTGTTGTTGCTGTTCCAAATAAGAAGAATGCTTCATGATCTGGATCTGTTATTAGAGTATTTCTTACTCTTAAAATTGGTTTTACACTAATCACTTTTTTAGGTGGTGTAAAAGTTGCTACTTCCTTGGTTGCTACTTCCATTTTCTCTTTCCTTTTTTTATTGTTAATTTATTTACAAATATACTAATAATATTTTATATATTATAAAAAAGTAGAGAAGTTTTTAAGCTTCTCTACTATTATTATTTATTAGATACCTGATTGCAAGTTATGAATAAATGAAGCAGTTCTTGAAGGATCTCTTACAATTGCTGCACCAATAAACATTTTATGTTCTTCCCATGCATCTTCTGCTGTTCCTATTTGAGAGAAAGCACCATCTGGATCATAAGGATTTCTTAAACCTGCTAAGTATTTGTGAATTACTGGTTGACCTTTAACACCAACTTTTTGGATATTTGGCATACCTTCAGTAGTACCTAAGTCTAAGATGTCATATCTGTAAGATTCTACTACACCACCATTTGGATGTAACATCTTATTTCTATTTCTATCATCATACATACTATCTACTGATAAGTTTACTTTAATACCATTTGGTCCTAAGTATTCAATAAATTGTCCACCATAACCTAATCCCATTTGGAAACCAGATTGAGTTACTTTGTACATTCTATCTTGATTTAATAAAGGAGTAAATAATTGAGAAAATTGCTCTAAAGACTTATGAAATTCAAAAGCTCCACGCTCACCTGTTCTTAATACAAACTCTCTTTGGTCAGTTTTTAACTTACCTTCTGATAAATCTAACAATCTACTTGCTAATTCTTCAATATCAAAGGTATTGTAGAAAGAAGTATTTGCAGATTCCATTTGTTGACGGATACCAGCTCCTTCTACAATTGAATAATCAGATTTACCTTTTACTCTGTATTGACCATCAGCACTTTTATTAGAAGTACCAAACATCAATAGTTTGTTAATATCTTCACGGAAAGCATTATCAAACATAAAAGATTCATATTGTTGCCAGAATTTGTAAACTTTTCCAGATTTATCATCTTTGAAAAAAGAACCCATTTTCTTACCACTCATGTTACCAGGAGTTTTCTTTTGGATTCTGATTTGTGAGAAAGAGTTTCTCATAGAGATATGAGATTTAAATCTTATTTCTCTACCTTTTCTTGACATTGTTCTTTCAACTGGAGAATATTCACCAGAGAATCTGATACCAGCTTGTAATTGTTCATAAGGCATAAATAAATCCTGATTACCAGTATCCATTCTACAAGTATAAACAAAACGTGTACCTTCTTTCTTAGGTTCATCAACAATTAAAATAGGATAAATCTCATTTAATTCACCTACAATTCTTTCACCATCTGAGAACCAATTTTTATCAAAAACTAATTCAAAAGTAGTAAAGTTTTTACCTGGTTCATCAACAGCAGTTACTGTTGTACCATCAATTCTTGCTTCAACCAAAGGTAAATTATCTAAACCTTGTGATTGTAAATCCCATGTAAAATCATTATCATCATCAAATTCTAATGTTGGGAATTGTGCTAATACACTATCAATATTGTTTCCAAAGTAATTTTGTTGAACAGTCATGATCATGTCAGACACTTTTTGTGGACTTTGAGCCCATAATGCACCTAAGTGGTTTTCAGTTGTTAAACCTTTCCACTCTGTAGCATCAGTCATTTGTAACGGGGATATTCTACCTGTAGCCATTTATTTATTTATTTTAGTTTTTTATATTTTATCTTTTTGGACCAAAACTAGGTAATGCTGCTATCATTTCTTTAGTGGTTGAACCACCTGAAACATTAACTGATTTACTAGTACTTCTTCCAGTACTACCTGAACCTGTTTGGGCTAACTTATCTTCTAATTCTTTAACTGCTGAAGATTTAGCAGCATTCTTAAATTTACTAAAGTCTGTAAAACCTTTTGTTAAAATGTGAAGAGCATGAACTTTCATTTTATACTCTGCATCACTTGAATAAAGATCCATTACTTCATTTTGTAATTTGTTATCTTTACTTTTAACTGGAGTAGTCATAGAATTAAAGATTTTATCTTTTGTTTGACTATTAACTTTTACACCAGGTAAAATTTCAGAATTTTCATTAATTTTAGATTTCAAAGAATCAAGTTTAGTTTTTTCAGCATTTAATTCAGCTTCTGCTTTTTCTTTTGCTTTAGTAACTTTATCTTGTAATGTTTTCTTTTCATATTCAATTAAAGTATCTCTTGCTTCTATTGCTTCATTAATTGCATCTTCATCTTCTACAGATTTAGTTGCTAATTTATTAGCAGTTTTTTCATCAATTCCTTTAATTAAAAAACTTCTTCTAATTAATTCAAATTGTAATTGTTCATTCTTTTCAATTAACTCATCTGATATTTTTTCATATTGTTCACTATTTGCTTTGGTTTGTACAAACTCACTATGAGATACACCATTTCTTCTAGCTTCAATATATTCTTTATCCTCATCAGATAAATCAGCTAACTCATTAGCTTTAATTTGTTTCTCTACCGCTTTTACAATATCTTCTACACTTTGTACATCTTTTAAGTCTTCTTCTGTTAAAGAAGAGAAAACTCCTGCTTCTTGAAGTACTAAAGCTAAGGAAGGAAGTGCGGATTGAGAAGAGGAAGATGCATTAGCATCAATTGCAGGAGTTTTAACTTTTTTAGTATTACCTGACTCATCATCTGAATCATCTTCATCATCTGATCCTAAATTTGAAATAAGATTAATATCTATTCCATCACTATTATCATCTGAATCTTCTTTATCTTTTTTATCATCTGTTTTTTCAACAGAATCACTTTTACTTTTTACAATAGTAGATGTTGTATCTATTATTGCTTCCTCTGAATTGGCTAGATCATTAATATCTATATCTCCAAATAAATCTTTACTCATTTCCGTTTTTCCTTTCTTCTTACAAAGATAATTAATTGTTTTTAAATAATTTATAGTTTAGAAGATAGTGTAATTTATTTTATTACACTATCTATCACTAAACTTACTTTCCTGTTTTAGGTCTATTTTTAGCTATAGATTTTTTAGCATCTATATCTTTTTGTTTTAATTCTTCATTCTTCTTATTACTTCTTACAGTTTCTTCATGTTGTTTTAATTTTATTTGATAATCAGAATGTATTTTAGCAGCTTGTTGTCTAAGACTTTCTAATTCATGATTACTATTATCTTCTATTGGTTGTTGAAAACTACTAGAATCATTATTATCTTGTCTTAATCTTTCTACTTCTAATTTATTTTCTAATTCTTTTTGGATATTAGCATCTTCTCTATCCCATTCTTCTCTAGTAAAATCTCTTTGTTTTTCAGCTTCTTTAGCTTGAGCAATAATATTATCTTGATTCATTTTTGCTTGTTGCTTTCTTTGTTCTGCTTCTGCTTGTTCTTTATCTATCTCAGCTTTTTCTATTTTTCTTCTTATAGAAGATATAGAATCTGTAGAATAAATATCAAGTAATTGAGAGAATTTAATCATACCATTTTGTAATCCTGCTTGAGCTAATTGTTTCATTGCTCCAATTAATTCATGTACAGAACTTTGAGTAGTAATTTGTAAACCATATTCACATTCATTAAATTGTGGTCCATCAATAGTTAATATTTGAATACTACCATCATCTGTAATAAATTGAATCTTTTTATTTGCTTTATCTTTCCAAGCATATTTTGCAGTTTCTAATAATACTTCTAAACATCTTAGTTTAACATATTCATGTTCCATAAACCAATATTCAGTAATAGCATTAGATTGAATAACACTTCTTTCAACATTACCAACTGCTTCTCTATTTTCTATTTGTCCTTGTCTTTGATCAGATACTCCTGCAATTTCTCCCATTTGTTGTTTAATGAAAGCCATCATATTCATATAAAGTTGGATAGTATTACCCATTTCCATATCAATAACAGGACTATTCTGATTCATAGAACCAGCAAGTTTACCTTGAGCTGCTCCTTTATTACCTTCTTTAAAAGAATCATAAACTGCAATATTCATACCTTGAGCAAAAGATAACCATTGATCAATTTGCCAATTTTCAGGAATCTCAGCTAAATTTAATCTCATAATCTTACCATAATTTTTACTTACAGCAAGTTCAGTATTATAAGCTAATATATTATACATATATTGATAAGGTTTCATTCTATCCATTAAAGATACACCTTGGTTATCATTAGTATTATATACAGTTCCTATAATTCCTGGATGGCATTTAGAAGGATTTTCCATACTTCTAAATTGTATTGGTCTAGGTTGCATTTTAACATAAATAGCTTTTTCTTCAGTAGTACCAAAACCACCACCTATTTTATGACCTTCCCACCATTCTTTAATCCAAAGTTCTTTTGCTTCTTCACCTTTAGTTTTATCTATTTTATAAGTTTCATCTTCTAAATGATAATAAGGATCACCAAATTCATCATAAGATTTAACATTTAACATTTTTCTAAGTGATGCCCAATATACTTTAGCAACTCTAATATTACCTTCAGTATCTACACCATAACCATAATCCATATTACCTTTAAGTACAGCTAAGTCAATACTTTCATCTACTTTTAAAGCTAAATCAGGTTTTCTTCCAATATCAATGCTTGAATTATTTGCAGAACTAGTATTAAATCCAGATTCTATTATATCTACTTCATAAGGTTTTAAATACTCGTGATAATCATCAATAACTTTACCAGGACTCATATATGATACTATCATTATAATATCAGAATCTTCTATTAAATTAGATTCTCCACTTCTTACAGTAAATACATTTAAACAATTATGTTTTAAGAATACAGGTTCTCCTGCTATAATATCTGCTTGATAAATTTCTTCAGAACCAATTAAAGCATCTTTAAATCCTGTAGCAAACTTTTGTTCCATTCTTTGTTGATGCCATAAGTATTTAAGAATATGAGTAGCTGTTCTTTCTCTTAAATCTTGATATTCAAAATTACTAAACTTTTGAAAGTTAGCTAATTCTTCTTTTTGTTTTTGAGCAGTTTCTTCATTCTCAGGTTGGGTAAGATGAGAAGTCATTAATTGAGTAAACATCTCTTTTAATTCTTCTTCTTTTTTACTAATAGCTTCATCATTAACTACTTTAACTCTCCACTCAAATCTTCTTTTAATAGATTCTCCTACAAGAACATCTATTTTAGGATTACATATAGGATAGTTTTGCATTTTAGCAGGAGCTTGTAAACCTAATACTCCAAATGGATTACAAGTTTTTTCTATATCATTAGGATCTAATATATCTGAATATAAATCAAAATTAGTTTTTTTATTATAATAAGATTTTCTTAATCCTTGATCTCTCCATATACTATAGGATTCTCCAGCATCAACACAATCTTTCATCCATTTAAGGTTCTTTTCTTTATAGCTCTTCTTTTGAGCTGGAAAAGGAGTCATTATTTCACTCATTATTTTAATTTTTTATAAAGTTACGAATTTTTTATGTCTTTTTTAAGTAAAGTTTCAAATTGCATTCTAGGTTCTCTATCTTTTGCTCTATTTGTTGCAATTCCATTACCACTAATAGCTAATCTAGTTCTTTTAACATCAAAGTTTCTGTTAAAAAAAGCATCTTCTGCAAGAGTCTTTACTTTATCTATTTGTTTTTTTTCTGTATATTGATACATATCTTCTTTTAAAATCATTATCATGATTAAAGCTGATACTCTATCAAAGTTACCATTAGGATTAAATCCTATTAATTCATTTAATAATCCTATACTTCTTATTTTATGAAGATTTCTTATTTCAGGATTAGTTTCATCATAAGCTGGTTCTAATAACCAATCTAATATTAATCTTAAACCATAGGCAATAATAGGTTTAGATACATTAGTTCCTTTAGCTTTATTACCTATTTTAGATATTGTTATATCTGATATATCTTTTAATGATTCTGGAGTATCACATAATAAGTGAATACTCTTCATTTGTTCATAGAAAGTAAATAGACCTTTCTTATTAGCTTCATAATTATGAGTAGCATTAAAAAAGATATTCATCTTTCTAGTTATTTCATAAAATTCTTTAGTACCTCTTCTACCTGTATATTCCGCAACTAATCTATTAGTCCATAAATCAAATATCCAAGTACTACCTAAAGAGTTAGTAGAAGATTCATCATCATCATAAGTATCTGTACCTTGAATATATCTATTAGCAAATACTGAACCCTGAGCATTTTTCTGAGGCATTTCAAATATTTCTATAATACCAGGTTTATTCTTATTATCTGTGATTGGAAAATCTTTTACTAACTGATTAGGATTTCCATCTTCCCATTGTAATTCACCTTTATTATTCCAAACTAATTCTCCAAAATAATGAGCATTCTCATATTTATGAGGATTAGCTTTAACATCTGCTAAATGATGTTTTAATTCTGCTTGAGGAAACATACTACCTTTAGCATTTAAAAACATCTCACTTGGTAACATTGGGTAGTTCATCATCTCCATTGATAATGCAGAATTATCTTTAGATTTTCTTTTATCATCTCTTCTTGCATTAACTTTAGATGTAGCTAGTTCTACATTAGTATTACCATTTTCATCTTTACAATCATTCATTGCATATATTGCAGGAACAAACCAACCTATCTTACCAGTACCTTCCCATTCATCATCAAAGCTTACAAAATCAAAACCTATTGGATCTCTAAATATAATTTCTGTTTCTTGTATTTTATCTACGTTACCACCAGTTCCTAAATATAAAGAAGAACCAAATTTAGTACTACCTTCTTGCTGACAGGCTGTATTAGAACCATGTACTTGTAATATATTACCAAGTAAACCTACCTCTTCTACAACCATTACACCAGGTCTAGTACCAGCAGCAGCTTCAGGATTTTCAGTAGTATAAATACCATGTTTTACATTACTACCTGTACCATAAGTTTTCCATTCTCCACCCATCTTTTTTTCATAAGCATGAGCCCAAGGATTTTTCATATTATTAGGACTTAAACTACCACTCATTTTTTTAAAGAATGGAGCAGGTTGATAATCATCTGTATTATCAGCCCAAGATCCAGGAAGATTAATTAAACCTTCTTCTGTTTTATCTAATAAATCAGCAGATTTAGAAGATATAGCAGCACCTACAAATATCTCTACTTTGTATGGATTTTTAATACTATCTTCATCATATCTTTTAGCACCATCAAATAATAATTCATGAAGTATAACTCCATTACCAACCATAAATGATTTACCAAATCCACGAGCACCTAACATAAGTAAGTTAAGTGAATCATTTTCATAAAGAGGAATACCAAGTGGTTTATTATGAAGTTGTCTTAAATATATCTTTGCATGTATATATTGTTTTAATTGCCCTTTAGAATTATAACAACTTTTATGAAGTTTAATATTCTTATTAGTTTCAATCTTTATAAGATCTCTATTACAAGTAAATTCTTCATCATCTTCAAAACCAGAAAAACCTCTAGCTTCTAACCAATTATAAAAAAATTCCCACTCTACATCTCTAAGTAAAGGTTTCATCTTTCTTTTAGGTGCAGACTTAGGATCATTTTCTTCTTTATGGAGTATAGTTCCAAAGTTTACATAAAAATAAAGATTACCTGGCATAAATCTCCAACCACCAGAATAAGATAATAATTCACCTTCTATATTATTTTCTACAGATACTTTTCTATCTTTATCATCTATAGACCAAAAACCTTCAATACATCTTTTCTTTTGTATTCTCCAGAATTTACTATATGCAGCAGATTCAGGATGAAGTTTAGGTACTTCAGGTAATAAGAAATTCTTTCTATTATTTATTCTAATAAATGCCATTATATTTTACCTGTTTCAGCAGCAGATTCTTTACTACCACCTCTAGTTTGTCCTGATTGTTCTTTAGTTAACATTCCTTTAATTAAGTCATATTGTTCATATATCTTAACTGTGTTAACCATCATTTTATCTAATTGATCAGCAGTACCTTTACTTACTCTACCTGTTTCTTCATCATACTCATCTAAAGTATAATTTGTCTTATGTAAGAAGTTACCTCTATCAGATAGTTTTAACTCATATCTAACTAATTCTTTTTCTCCTATAGTTAAACAAAATGTTTCATAAGTATCTATTAAATTTATTATAAATGGATCTTCCCAATTAAATTTTTTATCTAATAAATAATCTTCAGCTATTAATATCTTTTTATCATTATCTGAAGTATTTCTCCAAGGATTATAATCACTAGGATCTTTATATAAAGCAATAGCCCACATTATTTTAGAAGACTTTTCTTTATTTTTAGATTTATCTTGTTCATAGAAATCTTTAAATACTTTAATAGTCTTCATTATTGGATTCATTAACCAATAGTTCTCATCTGTATTCCAAACTTTACTTATTGATACTGCCATATTAAATATTTAATCTTCTTTTTGTATCTTGAATATTTTCATATCCACCTGTTTTAGTTACAGGATTAAATTCATCTTTACCTCCACTTGATGATCTATATCTAGTAAAATAATCTTTACCTCTATCACCTTTAGCTTTTGGTATATTAATTACACTTTTTTCATGAACTTCTTCTGGATTTTTATAACAAATAAAATGTCCATAAATATGTTTTCTAAATATATATTCATTTACATAATAGAAATCTCCATAGAAATCTATATCTAAATTATCAATTTCTTTTATATTAATTTCATTATATTCTTCATTAAACTTTTCTTTTAATAAAGTTTTAAATTCTTCTTCAGAAAACTCAGTATATAATTTTATTATTTCTTTACTCATAATAGTTAAATTAAAAGAGGAGAACTTAATCTCCTCTTAAATTAATAAACAATAATTACATCACTTTCTCTAGCAATAAAATAATCTTTTTCTTTTTCATCTACTTTTAAAGTTACTCTTGATAAATTCATAAGTCTATCAATATCAATATAAACTTTATCTCCATCTTTAATTCTAGAACATGCTAGTCCAGCTTTATAGATAGTTAATTTTTTACATTTCATTAATTCACCCATGATCATTTCCTCTTTTGCACTATCAGATAGATGTATTCCATTATTCTCTCTTCCAAAGAAAGGATTCTCTACTAATAAATTGTTATTCATTACTTCCATTTTTCCTATTTTTTATTTTGTTATTTTTGATTTTTTTCTATTATTTCTACTATACCTTTATCTAAATTTTCTTTAGATTCTTCTACTTTTTTCTTTACATAAGTAGCAGTATAGTTTTGACCTTTAATATTAAATCTACTCATAAATTTAAGTTCAGGTTTTTTAGATTTCTCTAATTGTTTAAGTAATTTTAATCTTACTTTATACTCATTATAAGTTTCCTCATCTTCAGTTAATCTTCTTGGTGAAGATGATTTTCTTATAATTTGATTGTTTACTAATATTGCTTTAAATCCTCCTTTAGTTACAATGTTAACGTAATCTGCACTTCCTTCTTTATTCTCTTCCATTTTAATTTAATTTAGTTATTCCTTCTTTACTTTCAATGTATTTTCTATAATTACAATATAATGAATGAAACTTATCAAAGTCTTCTTCTATTATTTTATATTCAGATACCATTTGAAATTCTACTAATATTAAAGTATATGATTTACCTGCCTCAGCTAAATCTCCTTTATATTCTTCATAATCAGAAACAGTTCTTAAATCAACAATAGCTCTAGAAGTTTTTCTTTCTCCTTTTGCATTTATTAATTCATTAACTTCATTCCTGAATACTCTTTTTACTTTTACTATTGAGTCCATTTTTATGTATTATTGCTAATCTACCAGGTTTAACTATAAAGCTTCCAAAGTTTCTCCATCTAATATTTAAATAAGTATCTATTTCACCGTGTTCTCCTGTAGCCATATTTAATCTGGTACACATTGCTTGAGATTCATATACAGCTTTTACTACTTCAAAAGGTAAATTATTTTCTTTAGCTACTTCAATTAATATATTTTCTATTCTTTTTTGCATATATAATCTAAACTAAATTCTTCATCTCCTATTATTAATATACATTCTGATGTATATCCTTGATTGGTTTTAGACCATAGAAATTCTAATTCAATTAGTTGTAGGTATCTTTCTAATAGATGTTCTAGACTTTTTGTTTTTAGATTTTCTTTTATTGCCATTATCTTGGATCATATCTTCATTAGCTGCTTTTCTTGCTTTCTCTAATTCTTCTTTTGTTATTCCTGGTATATCAAACATTGTTAATTCTTTTTACAAATATACTTATTCTTTTATAATAAAGTTATATTTTACTGAAAATGTTTTATCATCAGGATTAATAAGATATTGAGATAATATAACATTATCTTTTCCTATAATACCTTTCTTTCTTAATTGACTTATACAATTTCTAAATACTGCTGTAGTCATATTAGTATCTTCTTGTATCTTTATCTTAGTATCATAATCAAATACTAATTTAAATCTATCTTTTAAATTATTTATATCTTTTCTTAAATAAGATTGATATAATAATTGAGCTAATACATCTGCCTCTCTATCTCTAACATTACAGATTGGTTTAAGAACTTCAACATATTGTCTGAAGAATTTTCTTTTATCCGTAGTTATTTTAATTTCCTTTTCCATTATTTCTTTTCCTTCTACAAAGATATAAAATATTTTGTTACAAACAAACACATTTTAAATTATTTTTTACTTTTTAACAAAAAAAATCTACAATGTATGTAGATAATTTAATAAATAACCTGTTAAATAGGCTATATGTTCATTAGCACTTCTTTTATGATGTTCTAATCCTAAGTGTTCACATATATCCTGTACTAGATGAGTACCTTCATGTGATAAAGTATCTTTATATACTTTTAGGTAATCCTTACCTACATTCATAAATACTATATGGAGTGTACCAAAGATGGAAGATTTTTTATCTACAAATCCATAACACTTACTCCATTCAATATTATCTACTTCTTTAACATTAACATTTATATCTTTAAGAAAATCAATTGCTTTTTGATAACCTTTTAAAGATTTATATTTTATGAAACAGATTTTTGATTTATAAATAGGTAACTCAAATATCTGAATATAACAATTATATAATTTATACTCATGTAGTGTAGTCATTTTTAGGTTTTTTATTTTTATGATATTCTTTTAAACCTATTGATATTTTAATTTTTATGTCTGGTCTTAAACTACCATTTTCTAAAAATATTTTATTTTTACTTAATTTATTTCCTAATCTACATTTTTCTCTAACTTCTTCAGACATCATTCCTTTTTTAGTATTTTCAGAAATTTTTCTTCTAGTTTCTTCAGAAATAGGACCAAATTTTCTACCTTTATTTGTAGATCCTCCATCCCCACCTTTAGTCATATTAGTTAAATTTTTATATTTACTTATATAATAAACTTCTCTTTCTATCCAATTATTTTCATTACACTCTTCTAATAAAATTATATTTGGTTTTTTATTATCTTTTAAAAGAGAAATAATCCAAGAATATCTTTTATTAATATTTCTTCTTTTACTTCCATTCATAATAGATTTTGAATCTGTTATATGTTGAGATAATCTTTTTTGTAAATATACTTTAGTTTTTCCAATATATCTAACATTATTATCTGGATCTATTAAAGCGTAAATACATATCATATAATATAATCTTTTTCTTCTATTAAAGTAAATGTTATTAATCCATTATTTATATCTTTATATATATCTGCTATGTCCATAACAATCTCTTTATCTTCCCAATTACTTATAACAATGCATCCAGCACTCCAAGGACCTATTAATTTAGTAATTAATTTTTTTAAAGCTCCATGAATATTAGCTCCTACTAAATGACCATCTGTCCAAAAAGGTTTAGCATCTTTATCATCTAATACTTTACCAGATAAATCATCATCTCTTAATCCAAATATTTTACCTACACTTCTAAGTGCTCTATGATCTTCTTTACCTTGATGAAATCCTCTTTTATAAGCATTTATCATTTGAGCAGGCATCATAACCCAACAACCATCTTTATTTAATAGTTTCTTTTGATATACTATACCAGGTTCAGTTGTAATACTTACAACAAGCAATCTTTCTTTTCCAACAACTTTATCATATTTAGCAAAAGCTTCTCTGCTCTTTTTACCTAAATCACCATCTTCTTTTAATTTGTTTCCAGAATCATCTGTAAATAGATATTTATTTAAGAATTGTTGAGCTTCTATTGGAGTTAATGTATCTTCCAAAATTGGTTGCTTCCAAACAAGACATAACCAATCATTAAATACATCAGGTATTTGTTCCTGAGTTCTAATAGCTATCAGATTTAACTGATCATCAAACCATTTGTATTTTAATTTACTGATAGATTTCTTTAATCCATCTATTGTTATATTTTCTATATTAATCATAATTCCAAATATTATCTCCTCCTAGTGAAAATGTTAAATTTGTTAAATTGTCGCCTAAAAACTGCCACAGTAAGTTAGTGCAGAAATATAACCATAACCCTTTATTATATTTTTTAATTTTTTGATTTACTCTTAAAAGAGTATTTGCCTGATCCAACAGTCTTCCAACTTTTGTTAGGTTACTGAAGTTTACTTACACATTACAAAGATAGGAGATTATTTTAGAATAAAAAAGAAATTTAACAAATTTAATATAAAAGTTATAGGAGAAGGGGTTGAACCTCCATTACAAGAGTCAAAATCTTGTGTCCTGCCAATTAGACGATCCTATAATATGTGGAAAAGATTGGTTATGCTCCAATTCCTTTGGATTTTCAGTCCAATGCTTCTACTAAGTTAGCTTCTTTTCCAAAGAGGAAGATACTGGACTTGAACCAGTAACCTAATGATTAACAGTCATTTGCTCTACATTGGAGCTAATCTTCCTAAGAGCCTAAAGTAGGATTTGAACCTACAACCTTCTCATTACAAGTGAGATGCACTACCGTTGTGCTATTTAGGCTTATGTATAGTAGGTAGGACTTGAACCTACACCCTCCTGATTCCAGATCAGGTAATCCACCAATTGATATACTACTATATAAAAACAAAAAATCCTAACAACATTTCTGCTATTAGGATTTTAAGTGGGTACTTGACGTTCTTTATACTTTACCTCACAATAGTTCCAATAGCTTTAATGCTATAGTTAAACGTATTATTGGGCTGAGTATTAAATTTCATATTACAAACTTACTAACTTTATTATTATTAAAAAAATTTATTTTTACTTTTTATTATAACTCACTGATTATCAGATAAATTAATTTATTACCATTTATTATCAGGACATACACAACTGATACAACATACTTTTGCTGGAAGATAACATCCACATCCTCCTTTACTTTTACTACAGAATGCTCTTACATTCTTAGGACAAGCAGCACATATCATTGCTCTATTCTCAGCAAGTATTAATGCATTCTGATCTCCAGTTAAATAATTGGTCCAACCTTCTTTTATTTGTTTTAATTTTTTA